ATCGATCCGCGCGGAAACCTGCCCGATCAACGACAGCAGCAGCGCGTCATCGAGCGTGCTGTCTGCGCGCATGGTGGCTTTGGCGTCGGCCAGCGTGCAGTAATAGGTCATTCACCCCCCAGCGCGATTGCGCCCCAAACTGAGATCAGTTCGTCGGTCGCCCGTTCGCGGTATCTAGCGACGATCTCCGCCGCGCTGTTCCACCCCGTAGCGAGGTGTCCAGGCTGTTGCCAATCGCCCATCACGTAGATCGCATAAGGCGCGCGGTTTTCCACCTCAAACACCGCCCCGTCCTTCTGATCGCGGATATGCGTTGTCCATCCGTCTTTCAGCGTGTTCGTGCGCACGTAGGGTATGCCGTGTCCAAACCCGTCCGTTGCGAAGAAAGCCCGCCGCTGGCGTTCACTGGCCCACTTGAAGGGCTTCTTTGCAGGGCCGGGATACTCCCGCAGATCGTCGAGTATCCGCTGGCGAATGCGCTTTATCCGCTTCTTATAGGCAGCATTCATGCGGCGCGGCGACTCTTTGGCCGCCTCGCTGATTGCCTCTAGAACGTCGGTATCAACCGTGACATCCACTTTTATCATGTCAGATCGGCCCCCGTCCAACGGTATGCGAAGCTGGCCCCGCCTGCTGCCGCCAATGCCCATACAAGGGCCGCCAGCGGTGTCTGTAGCGCCGCATACGCGATTAAGGCCGCCCACACCGCAGCACAGTAGAAACACGTCAAAACGCCGCCGTGTGGCAGGCCCGCGCGCGCGCGCTCAAACAGGCGGAACGGGCCATGCGTGCGCGTGATTGCATACGCCGCGTAGAAGGCCGCCAATGAGACAATCAGCAGGTCAAGCGGGTTCACCGAGCACCTCAGGCAGTATCTCATTCAGCAGTTGATCCACGCGGTTGTTAAAACTGTTGGTTGCGCGCACGAACTCCTGCGCCCGCGCCACAATCACCCGCCGTTCTTCATCCCGCGCCGGATCAAGCCAGTATTTCGCTTTCTCGATCAGGTCCGGCAGGTCTGTCCACTCGATGTAATGTTCGCCGGGTGTAATACCGGTGTACTCCTGAACGCCTGGAATGCGCTGATGCAACATGAGCGCCCCGCCCGCGTTCAATGCTTCAAACACTCGATTAGAGACGAACCCGGAGTAATCGGGAAACTGGTTATCCCCAAGCGTGATCTTGGCGTTCTTTGCCAGCGCGTAGGACTTCGGAAAATCGTAGACCGTAACGCCACGTTCGCGCCCGCCCCACCCGCTTCCGTACAGCCCAATGTCGTAGCCCGCCTTGCCTAGTTCACTGAAAGCGGTGTCCACGAACGCCCGCCGTTCCTTGCTATAGGCGTTGGCAAGGATCAGCACATCATGCGCGGGCGCGGCGGGAAGGTTGGCTTCGTCTACCGGCTCCGCTGCACACTGCCAGTAGCGGGCCTGAATGCCGAGTTCGTCATACCGGCTGAACACGCTGGCGTTGACCGTTAGTTGCACGTCCACCTGTTTGAGCGCGTCAATCACGCCGGGTTCTAGTAAATGACGCGACCACGCATCCCCGTTCCACGTCACAACGGCCATATCGGGCTTTACAGCGCGTGCCTCTGTGATCATGCTGGCGTTGACTTGCTCGGCGCTGTGCAGCTGAATGAACAACAGATCGGGCTGCCACAACTTGACCGTTGCCACGAGGTCAAACGGCTGATTGCAAAAGTCAACCTCCCACACCAGCCCCACGCGGGCAAACGCTTCTTTCAATCCGCGCTTACCAGACCGTTGAACCATATAGTATTGCCCCGGTTCGTAGATCGGCAGGTACAGCACGCGCAACCGTTCGGCGTCGGTGGGCGGGATCAGCGGGGCGGGGGCAACCGTCGGCCCGTCGGGATACCGCTTGTAGTACACGCCGGGGTTGGCGGCCTCGGCCCGGTGGTTGCGTTCACGCAGATCGTCCCGGTAGATCAGGTCCTTGACGCGGCATTCAGCAACCCAATCGACCGTGTAGCCGAGTTCCCACAACCGCGCCGAGAGGTAGGTATCCCCGCCGTAGGTGTGCCCCTCGCGCATGATCGGGTCGTGACTGCCCCACCAGCCCACCAGATCGCCTAGCCACTTCCGGTACATGCCGACACAGGCATACACAACCGGGCGGTGCTGCTGCGCCTTCATCAACTGCACGCCGAAACCGAGTGTGTCTTTCCACTTGGATGGGCCAGGCCGGTCGTCCGCGAACGCGACCGCTCCGCAGGTGGGCGTGCGTTCCATGTGCAGCATGGCCCGGATGATCGCGCCCTTCGCAAACACAATATCGTCATTGGCGAGGATCACGTACTCACCCTGCGCCGCCGCTGCGCCTTCGTCGAACGCGCGGATTGCGCCGAGTAGCGCGGGCTGCGCGATATAGCGAATATCCTGCTGCGCCGCGCACCAGTTCTCCGTCGCGCCGTCATCAGCCACGCCCACGATGATGATCTCATACGTGATGCCGGCCGGGATCGTGGCGCGCACGCTCGTGACCATCTGCTGAAGCGGGCCGAGCCGGTAGACACTGCCGGTGACGATGCTAATATTCAATCAGCCCTCCAGACTGCCAGCCCGCAGTCCGATCCACCCAAACTCACGAACACCGGCGTTAGCCCGCTGGCCTCAATCCCGCGCCGGATATGCGGCCCGGCTGTGGCGTGCAGCGCGTCGTGGGACACGATCACCCCACCGGGCCGCAGCAATCGCTCGGCCAGCGCCCAGACCTGGGCGACAGACAGTGTGTCGTGTTCGCCGTCTTCGTAGATCAGGTCGTAGTCTGCGCCAGCCACCGCCTGTTCCAACGCCCACGCGCACATATCGGTGTGGTGAAAGCGGATCACCGGGCGCAGGTCGTCGGGAATGCGATCTCCGGCCTCTGTCCAGATATCCACCGAGTCGAGCATGCCGCCCTGCCCGGCGTCCGCCAGCGCCTGCGCGATATGCGAGGCCGAACAACCATGCCACGTTCCCAACTCGACCACCCGTTCAGCGCCCAGCGCGCGCACCAACGCATACAGCGCCCGGCCCTCACTCTGCCACAAGCTACCGTTCGGCCACCCATCGTCCACCCCGCCATGCATGTCCTGCGCGGCGTAGGCTTCAAGCATCGCGCCCTCGATACCGATCAGCGCGCCCAGCGCATAGAGGCTGTTGACCGCAGTAGGAGTGGCGATCACGCGGCCACCGCTTTGAACAGGCGTGGGTGTTCAGTCATGAAAGGCGGCAGGTACGTAAACGGATCAATCACCTCCGCGTTCCAATACTCGCTTCCCACGGGGTGCAGATCGCGCACGGCCGCCGGATTCATGTAGCGCTCGTGATACCAATCAATGTCTCTACGAAGCTCCGCCCGGTGGCCGTGGATGGTCATCTTGTAGCGCATCAGTTCCGGGTTGATCGCGTAGCCACAATGCACCACACAGGTGCGGAACTCCGGCACGTAATCCACCGTGCGTGTCAGCAGTTCGCGCTTCGCCGCGTCATAAGCCACCGCATCGAACGTCGCGTCTCCGTCCGCCGCGCGTGGATTGATCAGACGTACCGGATAGGCCGGATCGTGGAGCACTGCGTGATAAAAGTCTTTCCATAGATGAATGAACGGCAAGCGCCAGTTACGAATATCCGGCTGATGCACACTGGCCGCGATAGCCGCCAGTGCCAGCCCTGGCCCGTAAATCTCGTCACTGTCCACCACCAACACGCGATCCGCGTCGGGCGCAAGCTGGAAGATGGTATCGCGCTGCTCCCCCTCCGAATGCCATCCGCTGTGCGAGTACCAGCGGAACTTGCCGCCTGCCGCCGCCTGTGCCGCCTCATACAGCGTGGCGGGGTGCTCGGCTTCTGGCAATGGCAGGTCGGACGGGCCGCCCGCGTGGTTGCCGACCGGCGTATGAACAAACCAGAACTCGTCTACCTCATCAATCACCGAGCGCACCGCCCAGGGCAGGAACTCAATCCCGTAGTGGAGCGCCATTAGGCCGACGATCTTCAAAGTGCTACCTCCACACTGCGACGGAACGATAATTCATCACATAACATCCGGTGCAGCCCATCTCCGAACGCCTGCAAGAATGCGCCTCGCTCTTTGACTGCCCACATCCAGGCGAACTCGGCCAAATGTGCGTGATCGCTCATCAGCAATTGCGCGCAACCGAAGATGCCCGTTCGCGCCGGGCGCTCCGTAATCACCGGCAGGCTGTAGGCTGCTGCCACCACCATGCGCAGCGGCGGAATGGCGGGTGCTTCGGCCACCTGATGCACATGCAGATAGGCCGTCGAGTGCGTGAGTACCTTGTGCCGTTCGTCACCCCACGCCGACGTTGGTGAAACGCGCGCCCCGCGCTGCGCCAGTCCGGACAGCACGTCCGACCGGCGCGGAATCATGTAGCCCAGATAGGCCACGTCATATTCAGCGTGACGTGTGTCCGGCCCGTCTTTCAGCCGCGCGTCGCTGCCCATCGGCACGTAGCGCGCCTCGATCTGCTCCGCGTGCCACTGATCGGCCGCCCATGTTTCCGCAACACCCGCCCATGTGCTATACGCAACATGCGGCTCCAAGTGCCAGTGGATGATACGCGCCCGCGCGCCCGGCCAGCCAGCCTCGTTCTCCCCGTTGCGCACGATCACGATGTACGTGTTATCGCTGGCGGGGTCGAGTTCGTCGGTATAGCAGGTCGGGAACCCGGCCAGTTCGATCAGGCGGTGCAAATCCTGATAACTTTCGTAGTTATGCCGCGTCCTCACGAACGTTGGATCGGTCACTACGCCGTAGCCTCCACAGCGCCCGCGCGTTGACCGCGCCCACGCGCACGCCCGTTCGCGGCCTTCGCACGGATCGCGGCCGCCGACGGCTTTGCGCCACTGGGCGCGGCTTCAACGCTGATAGCGACGGGCGGCGGTTCGTACTCGGCGGGCGGGGTCGTCTCTTGCATGAAAAAGGCGGCGACTTCCTCGACGGTCGTGAGCGGGCCGCCATCATCCCCCGTTTGCTCTGCGTAGTCCGCGAAGGACGTGAAATCGAAGTCGGGGGCCGCGCCCTGATCGCGCACGAGCTGCCAGAGTTCCGGTTGCGCCGCCGCGTCGGCCGGGTCCACCCACGTCCGTTTCCAATTGCCGGTCCGGTACACGCGCCCGGTGGCCCGCCCGCGCTGGGGCCGGTTGCCCGCCCACGTCGCCTCGGCCATCACGTCGCCTTCGAGGTGTTCACCGATGGCGATCAGGTCGCCCGGTTGTGGATCTCCGCAGCAACTGCCCACGTTTCGCCCCCCATAGTTCCTGCTGAAATAACGCATCGCCGCGTCATAAACCGGCGTGCCGTGATGCGCCGCGCTGCGCTGGCCCCCGGCTCCGTACTCGAATAACGGGCGCGCCAACCGTTGCCCACAGAAACCTGATGTGACAAGTGCGAGATAGAACGCCGTATCTTCAAAGGCGGGCAATGTTTCATCGAACCCGCCCACCGCCCGCGCCCATGCCGTCGGCAGGAGCGCGGTGATGACGTGCCACGTACCACGCACCCATGCGCATTTCGGCGCAGAAACAACCTTGCCGTCCTGCACATGATCCGTGTAGATGTACCGCCGCCCGCCGCCCGCTTCAAACGCGGCTAGCGTTTCCTCCGCCCATGTTGGCGCGATCTGGTCGTCAGCATCGAGGAAAACCGCGAACGGCGTATCGGCTTGCAGCAAGCCAGCGTTGCGCGCTGCGCCTGGGCCGCGCCGTTCGCGGTCTTCAATCACGAGGTGGACGCAGGGGACCGTTTGCCGATCCACCTGCGCCCGAATGATGGGGATGAGATGGGCGTGATAGGGCGCAACCGCCGTGATGAACGTCAGTTGAACCACTCCCACGCCCCCGTTAGCCGTCAACGGCGGGTTACACCGCCATTAGCATAAAACGATGTCCCTGGCATTGCATTTCGGAGCGGGTCGATCAGCGTGTAAATCACGTCATCCACGCGGCCCGACAGGAACGGCGCGTCCAGAATGAGCCGCATGCGGCTTTGGATATGATATTCCATACACAGCCCGGTGCTGCGCTTGCCCACGACGAACAGGCCATTATTCAGCACGGCCACGTCGTCCAGCCCGAAGGCGTTGGCGAACTCGCTGAGGTAGCTGTTGCCCATGTCGAAATACTGGAGGCGCAGCAGCGGAATGCCGTCGGCTTCGTAGGCCACGACATAGATATCCGACTTGTACGTGTTGTTGGCGGTGTTCTCCTGGAGAATGCCGTCGCTGAACACGACCGGGATCTGCTGGCCGCTGACGAGCAGGTAGCGCCCGTTGAGCATGTCGTTGCGCATACCCTGGATCACCATGCCGTCACGGTTGTTCGGGCTGCTGGTGTCCCCCGCGCACATGTAGGTCGCGTAATTGCAGGCGAACACGTCCGCGATCGCGTAGAAGGCATCCTTGCGCATCACAATCGCGTGGCGGGCGTCAATCCCGACCGACGAGGCGCGATCCTGCAAACCGCGCACCAACTTCGTGATGTACTCGACAATATCGTAGCCGAGCGCGCCGTCGCCGCTGATGTTGGCGTTGAACGAAAGCACCGCGCTATCCAGCGCCGGAACCGTTGCGCCGCTGATCACGTCCGTCTTGCCGGTGGCGATCTGGCCGTCCAACCCGCCGAACTGCGTGAACCAGCCGGGGTACGTGCTGTTCTTCGTACCCGCCGAACCGCGAATGGCGACGAGTTCCGACTGACGCTCCATCGAAACGCCGAGCTTGTAGAACTCGTGCTGCAACGCCGACTGCGTGTCATTCAGGCGCAGCGCCAGGTCGGGGATGAACGGGTTATCCACCGTCCCGCTGTTGAGGATGCGGCGCGCCATGTCCGCGCGATCTTTCGTGCTGCCGGTCTGCGCCAGCGCGTTCAGTTCCGAGCGGACGTAGTAATCGCCCCACGTATACAACTGCTGGGCGACCTTGAGGTTGCCGACGCTGGGCGGATTACCGCAGAAGCCAGCCGCGTTCGTGCCGCTGTCCGCCGTCTGGCCGGTCAGCACTTCGATGCGTTCCTGATCGTGCGCGGCAGCTTCCAGCGTCGCTAGACGCAGGAACGAACGCGCACGCGGCAGGGCCGACCACATATCAGGCCGCACGGCGGCCGCGCTGAACGTGCCGTAGACGTTGCCGAGGCCCGCCTGATTCGTGCCATGAAGCGGATTGCCGGTCGCCGTCGTGGACGCCGGATCGTTCTTCGCGCCGACGGACAACACGCCCGCCTTCGCCAGCACAGCGAGTTCTTCCTCGCTGAAGGACTTGCCACCGATCTGAATTGCCATGTCTGTCTCTCCCCTGTCCTGTTAGCGGGCCTTCGCAACGCGCAGGCCCAGCACCGTTTCGTACTCGTCTTCCTCAACCTGCGCCTTGAGTGATTCAGTCAGCGCAGACCGTTCGATTTCCGTGGCCGGATCGGTCGTGGCCGAACGCGGGCGCAGGTCCACCGCCTCGCGCAGCGCCTTGACCTCGGCGCGCAGCGTCGCTTCGGATTCGGCATACCGTGCCTTTTCCGCCGCACCTTCCGCCTGCACCGCTTCCAGTTTGCCGATCAGGCTGTTGACTACGTTCGCCAGCGCCGCAACGTCTTCGGTCACGGATTCGATGAACGCGCCCACATCCGCCTTTTCTTCCGGCGCTTCCTCAGTCGGCGCGGCCTCATCTTCGAGCGCGTCCTCTTCGGGTGGTTCCGCCTTGACCGCCGGTTCATCCATGCGCACGAAATCCTTGTAGCGCACGTCGAGTGCGTCCATCGCGCGCGATTTGTCTTCCGTCGCCGTGATCAACTGCTTAGCGACTTCCTCGCTGCCTAGCACGCGGGCCAGGAACGCGAATTTCTCGTCGTCCATTTCCATGTCGAATACCTCGCTGAATGCCGTGTACGGGTTCGCAGCGGCTTTCGCGGGAAGCACGCTGATTTCAAACGTGTTGAACTGATGGAATACCCCGTCGCTTTTCTGGCCGGGATCGTAGGTGAACCCGTGCGACATACCGTAATCACCCCCGGCCTTTGCGTAGTGCGCCTGCGCCGCTTTGCCCGCTGGCGTGTCATCGAACGAACCGGCCGCAACCGCGAAGTGTCCGATCCGCCCGACCCATTCCGCCTGCCCGTGCTTCGTGCCGGGCGTGTGCCACAGCCACAATTCGGGGTAGGGAACCGCGCCCACGTCCACCCGGCGCACGTACTCGTCAATCGCCTTCTCCGCGAAGTATTCGTCGTCGTGATCCTGGAAGGAGTTTGACCACCACGCGAACCACACAGAGCCGAGCGCCTTGAAGCCAGCGGCGGCCGGAACGTCCGCCTCGCCATTGCCGATCGCGCGCTTGGCTGCGTTGATCAGCACGTCAATCAGGTTTGCCATGTCTCCCCCTACCATGCCCCGCGCGCGGTTTCGGTCGTCTTGACCAGCACATGCTTGCACATCCATCCCCCACACTCAAAGCTAGATGTGTCCACACGGGGTCGCAGCGCTTTTCTTGTCCAATCCTTCATTCGGTGGGTTTGGTTTTGCAGGCGCTGGCATGTAGTACACGACTCTTTGCCATCATCCCCGGTAAAGATGTACATGCCGTTCGCGTCGGCGGATACCCGCCCCTCGTCATAGAAGGGCAGGATGGATTTGTTGAACCACAGATCGGCCTTGAGATCGGCCTGCGCGTTGGTAATCCCGTCTTCGCGGTACAGCACTTTGCCCAGCCCGGTCACGTACTTCGATTGTTCGGCTAGCAGCGCGCGGTACTCAATTTGGTCGTCACCGTCCAGCGCGCGCGCCGTGTCCACCCCGCCATCTTTCATGCCGTCCAGGTACGCTTCACGCCCGTACTTGCGAATGAGATCGCGCAGCACAATTCCGAACCGGCGGCGGCCGAAATCATCATCTCGCGCCCCGTCGAGCAGGTCGTTGAAGTCCGCCTCGAACATCAGGCGCGTCGCCTGGAGCGCCTTAACCGCGCCCGCCTTCATACTGTCCGCCGTCGTCTCGTTCACCGGCGCAGCGGCAGGGGCGGCGTCAACCGGCGTGGCGTCCGTTGCGACGATCTGCGGCCCCTGCTCGCCGGCCTTCGGATCGGCGTCATTCAGGCGGATCAGTTCGCCATCGGCGTCGGTGATCGCGTCCTTGACCGCCTCGATCTGGTTGGCGAGCAATAGCCGCGCTTCATCCGGTGACAGCTTGTCACCGAGCGCCGCCACGACCGAAGCCCACACCTGCGCCGACTGCGCGCGTTCGGCGGCTTCGTACGGGTCTTGCACCTTGAACGCGAACTCGCACGCTTCGGGCAGCACGTCGTTCAGCCGCCGTTCCAGTTCAATCAGGAACGCGCCGAACGTCTTACCCTGCGATTTGGCGTGCAGAACTTCCGACTGCGCGCCGCTGCCCAGATCGCCCGATCCCAGTTCCCACAACTCCTGCTTATCAACGCCAATCGCCAGCGCCAACTCGTTCACGTCGATCTCGGTATAGGTGGCGTAATCGAAGCCTTCGGGCGGGCTGGCGAACTGCACGCTTTCGACGCTAACCGGCGTATCCGGCTGGAGGTTGTTCAGCCACATGGCGCGCCCGAAGATCTGCGTGCCGTCGCCCGATTGTTCGCGCCGGTAACTGTTGAACGCCTCACTGAGTTGGTTCTTGGTCACGCCGCTGATGATGTTCAGGCCCGGCAGCGGCTTGTCGTCCAGCCGTTCGCGGATGAACTGCGCCATCAGCATCTGCCGTTCAACCACCGCGATGGAGCGAGACAGCGCCGACAGTCCGTAACCGGGGTTACGCTCATCACTGTCGGGCATATCCACGAGGTGGATCACGCGGGTGCGGTGCAACAGGTGCATCGCCCCGACGCGGTTGTAATAGACGACCGGATACTCAGGATCGCCCGTCGGCAGGCAGCGCAGGCTATCGAGGTTTGCAAGCGCCATAACCGGCCCGGTTGGCGCTTTCATCGGGTTGCCGGGCGCGATCACTTCGACATATGCCCCGCCGTCCTGCCGCAGGAAGTCACGCCCGATCTTCTGAACGAACGGGGTCCAGCCGCGCCCGAAATCGGCGGCGCGGAAAATATCCTGAAACGATTTGGCCGGGCGCTTCGGCCCGCTGATCTCCCAGGGTGTGGCAGACCAGCGCTTGACCAGCCCGGCAAACGCGCCCTGAACCAGCGTGTTGTATTCGTTGCGTTCCCACAGGCGCAGCGCCCGTTCTCGTTCGCGGGTTCCCCAGGCGGGCAGGATCGGCCCGCGCGCCGTTTCCCAGAAGAACGCCGAAGCCCCGCCGTCCTTCTGGGCGTCGGGGAGAACCTGTACGCTGTTTCGTTCGATAGCCGTCAATGACGGAATGGACGCCATTTACGCCCCCAGATACCGGTATGCGGCGAGGCCGTAGCGGAGCGCGTCTGCCATGTGATCGGATACTTTCTCCGGCTTCGGTTCACCGGCCACTACACCCGCCGTGCTGTCGGCGTAACGGTACGTCTGGATTTCTCCGATCAGGTTCACACAACGCGGGTGTACCTTCAGCATTCGTACCCCGTTTCCGTCGCAGATGAACCGGCGTACGTTCTTAATCCCCTCGCTGACCGTGTGCGTTGCGCCCACGTTCGCCAGCCCGGCAACTGTCAACCGGCCGCGCAGTTCGGCCGCGCTGCTGTCTACGTAAACCATTTCCGGTTCAGGATAGCCGTAGCCGAGTAGTTCGCTGATCGTGGCCTCCGGCATTTGCAGCGCCCGGTAGTATTCCGCAAACACATTCACCCCGCCCTGCGCCGTAACCTGGAATAGCGCGGCCGCGCGCGGGTGGAAGCTGGCCGTACCAGGGCCGCCGCCGTATACGTACCCGTCGTCTATGCCCCAGTACACCGCGCCATTTGCCGGGTTGTACTCGGCCTCGTGCGTGATGTTCTCATGTGACCAGTTGTCGTAAATGACGCCCTCGGCCTGTGTCCACTTGCCCTCAAGCAGGCGCTGGCGCTGAATGCCCGTCATGGCATCAAGTGCCGCCGCGTACTGTTCCGGGTTATGCGGATTGTCCACCGCCGCACTGCTATACACATGCGCTTCGAGGCCGTCGATCAGGCGGCGCTTGATCCAATGCGTCGGCGCGTCAGGATTGGTTGACGCCACGATCTGCCGCCAGCTTGCTGCATTGCCGCGCATTCGGGCCAGCAGCTCGTTGTAATCCGCCTCGTTAAAGCGCGTAGCCTCTTCGAGCCACGCGATATCTAGCGACATAGAACGCACATTCTCGCGTTGCTCGTCGTCGGCCATTCCGCCGTAGATCAGCATCGAGCCGTTTGCGTATTCGTAGCGGTGCCGGGATGGCGCGTGCCGGACAAGCGGATCATCCCCGAACACCTGCCTCTCCAGCATAGGCAGCGTCGAGTTGGTGAGCGTCACCCGTTCCTTGCGCAGCACCATTGCAATTGCGCCGGGATAGCGTAGACAGAAACCGTGCAGTTTCTCGGCCGCTAATCTCGACTTGCCCCCGCCCGCCGCGCCGGTGAGTAATACAACGGGCGATGTGTCCCTCCAGGGTGCGACCTGCCACGGTAGCGGGCTAAACGTCGCTATCGTCTGGGCAGCAGCGCTAGTCTTTGCCATCCGTGTCCCAGTCGTCGGGTGACACGCTGATATAGCCCTTGATGACCACCGGCCCGCCGTTCGCGCCCGTCAACTCCAGCCGCTGCCCCCACCCGCGCTGCCTGCTGACAGGGTGGTTGTTAAGCACTGCGATCTGCGCCGTCCGATCTCCACCCACCGCCGCGTCATACAAGCCGGCTTCGACCAGATCGATCAGCGTTTCGCCAGCCTCTTTCATAGCCGCCTGCAACACGGGGCTGGCCTCAATGCGCTTGTAAACGCCCTGACGCGAGAGTTTGACCGCCAGCGCCACACGGGTGATATTGCCTCGGTGTTCGGCAATCGCCTTTTCCAACGCCTTAACCGGAACGCCCATTTTTAGGTGTCAACCTTTGTCAACCTGAATGGCCGGGAGGCGCATTGCAGCGCCTTGAGCGGGATGGAGGGAGAAAGCCGCCGCGCTTGCCCCGGCGTGTGCAAAGTAAAAGGCCGCTGGTTGGCGGCCTTGCCCGACGTTGCGCCTTGCAGCGCGCGCGGTTTGGACGGCGGCGTCCTGTCCGGCAGGTTCGCCCGTTCCGTCACGACGTAATGATACGCCGTCTTATTTAGATTATCCCACACTATCCCACTTGACTTACCGCCTGTCCCTCGTAATAGCGTCCCACCGGGCCTTACGCCACTCCCTTAATCGGCACTTCCATACGTTGCCCGGCGACTTCCTCGACGGTGACGCCGCGCCGGGCGTGTAGTTCGCGCAGCGGCAAGGCGGCCCGTTCCTCACTCAGCACTTCGCGCACGATCTGCCGGAACTCACGGGCCATGCGCGTTTCGAGCGCCTCCGGTTCGGGCGCGTTCGCCAGCCTGCGGGCCTGCGCCGCCACGTTCGCCAGCGCCGCCGCCTCGGTGCTGGAATGGTTGCGGCCGCTTTCGTGCCACAGTTCGGGCCGCGCCCACCACGTTCCGGCCTGATCGTCCACTATACATTCCGGTTCGCGTTCTGGAGCGACAGGCACGCGCATGAGGCGGCGAACACCCCGATCATCCAGTCTGTACGCCCACTCGTATTCCTGCACGTAGCTGGTTTTGGCGTCTAGTCCATACATGTCGCACAACCAACGCCAGCGGGTGACGAATCGGGCATAGTTGAACGGGCGGCGCGGAGTCGTCATGAGGCAATTATACCGCTTCCTTCAGCCGGGCGGTGACGCGGGCTTTCACCTGGCCTTCCACCAGGCCGAGGCGGGCGTAGGTTTGGCGCATACCCTCGCGTTTCTTGTATTTGGCCTTCAGTTCGCGGTTGCG